ATGTTGATGATGACCAAGCTGATGATAGAATAGACGAGGCTCTACAATTCTATCAGGCATATCATATGGATGCTATAGAAAAAATATATTTAAAGCATAAGGTCACTAATAGTCAATTAATATTTCAAGCAGTAACAACAGGTACTTTTGTAGAAGGTGAGACTATCACAGGTGGTACATCTGGTGCAAAAGCTGTAGTGAAATCAGTACCTACAAATTCAACTCTCAGATACAATGTACTAAGTGATTCTAATGTACCATTTCAGGGAAGTGAAACTGTCACTGGTGGAACATCAGGAGCTACTGGAGTTATATCATCATCTGGTGGAATAGTAATAGGTGATATGGAAAATGGTTACTTACCTATAAACGATTTAATTACAGATGTAGTACAAGTTTTACCTATTAGGGATTCAGTTACTTCAACGGATATGTTTGATATCAGATATCAGATACATTTAAACGATATCTATTCCTTAGGATTTATGGGTAGTCTTACAGAATACGTTATGTCGCAACAATTTTTATCTTTATTAGACAGAGTAATAGATTCTGATGAAAAACATATAAATTTTGAAAGACATATGAATAGATTAACTGTACATATGGACTGGGACGATGAAGTTGATGTTGATGATTTCTTAGTAGTTGAGTGCTATAGAATTATTGACCCAGATACATTTACAGATGTCTATAACGATTACTATTTAAAAAAATATGCAACAGCATTAATTAAAAAACAATGGGGACAAAACTTACTTAAGTTTGAAGGTATGCAAATGCCAGGAGGAGTACAATTCAATGGAAGGCAATTGTACGATGATGCTGTGGCAGAACTTGAACAATTAACAGAAGAAGCAAGACTTAATTGGGAACAACCAATTGACTTCATGACGGGGTAAACAATGCCTAGGAATGTATATTTTTCTCAGGCGGTTCGAAGTGAACAAAATTTATATGAAGACCTGATTATTGAATCATTGAAGATATATGGTCAAGATGTATATTATATTCCAAGGACCTTAGTTAGCAGAGACAATATTTTAAATGAAGACCCTGCGTCTAGGTTTGATGACGCATTCTTACTCGAAGCATATGTAGAAAATACAGAAGGATTCGAAGGCACAGGTGATTTATACTCTAAGTTTGGTTTAGAGATTAGAGATGAAGCTCAGTTTGTAATATCTCGAAAAGTATGGGAAAGAAGAATTGGTATTTTTGATACAAGAGACACTGATGTTGACCCTAGACCATTAGAAGGAGATTTATTGTTTCTTCCAATGACTAATAGTTTCTTCGAGATAACTATGGTGGAAGATGATAAACCTTTTTATCAATTATCTAACTTACCAGTTTATAGACTAAACTGTCAGCTTTACGAATATTCAGAAGAAGATTTCGATACTGGTGTTGATGCAGTAGACACATTAATAAATCAATCAGCATATCAAGTAGGTTTAAATATAACTGTACAGGATTCAACTACATACTTTAATGTAGGTGATAATGCAAAACAAATACATGTTGCTGAAGTTAGAAATGAGTCCGGAGATGTTACTACACCTGAAGTTGCTACATTTGGTGAAGTAGCAAATGTACAAAATTTAACCGAAACAACTCAGAGAGTATTTATTTCTAATATAGGAGTTACAAATTCAACCACGGATAGAGAGTTTGTAGTTGATGCTAACTCACCACTCTATCAGTTAGACCCTAAAGATAATTCACAAACAGGTGTTATTGGTATTATTACCTTTATATATGATGAAGTTACTGATACTACCGGCACAGCTTTTGCTACAGATGAAGCAGCACAGAATTCTGACTTTGAAATTTTTGCTGATGGATTTATAGACTTTAGTGAGTCTAATCCATTTGGTGACCCATCGGAGACTTACTAATGTTTGGTGACCATTTCTATCATGCTACCATGAGAAAGTCAGTTGCTGTCTTTGGTACTTTATTTAATAACTTAAAGGTAATAAGAAAGGCCGCTGATGGTTCTGTTTTAAACAGTCAAAGAGTTCCATTAGCTTATGGTCCTAAACAAAAGTTCCTATCACGTATTGACCAGGAAGTTGGATTTGATGCACCTTTAGCAATTAAGCTACCAAGAATGGGATTTGAGATAACAAGTTTAACTCTTGACCCTACACAAAAATTACAAAAAAGAAATCCTATTGAAGAAGTTGATTCATCTAGTGTAACAGAGAAAAAAATTATCAAACATTTTACTTCTTATGATATAGGAATGTCATTATATATAATGGCAAAGAATCAAGATGATGGCTTACAAATTATGGAACAGATACTACCATACTTTCAGCCAGACTATACAGTAACTATAAAACCTATTGATGGCTGGACTACATTAAAGCAAGATGTGCCTGTGATACTACAGAGCGTAAATATAGATGACCAGTATGAAGGAAGTTTTGAGGAAAGAAGAGTTTTAATTTATCAGTTAGACTTTATTATGAAAATGAAGTTTTACGGACCAGCTGGAAAATCTGGTATTATTAGAGAAATTAATATTGACTTTAATAATGATTCTGGTGGTTCACAGATATTAGAAAATATGGACTTTACTATATCACCATCTACTGCATCTGCCGACGGAACATATTCAGTTGTGACAACAATAAGTGGTGATGCTATAATTAGTACACAAACTTCAGGTACACAAACACAAGATTCTAGTGGAGTAAACTATACTAACTATGTAATTACAGTAGCAGCTAAGGCTGATGGGTCAGGTAATGCTTACTATTACAGTGGAGTACAGCAACAGCAGTTTGATTTAATAAGAGGACAAATTTATAGATTTGACCAAGGTGATTCATCTAACAGCGGACACCCATTAAAATTATCAACTACAGAGAATGGAACTCATGCTGGAGGAACAGAGTATACAGAGAATGTTTCAATAGTTGGAACTGCTGGTTCAGGTACAGCATATACTCAAATCACAGTGACTAATAATACACCAGGAACACTATATTACTATTGTCCTAATCACAGTGGAATGGGTGGCAAGATAAATATATTAACATCATCATAAAAATGTATACATTATGGAAGATAAAAAGAAAAAAATATCAGATAACTTAAGTAAGAATCTGCCTGCAAAAAGGATGGATAGACCTTTAACAGATAAAGATGTTAAAGATGATTACGATTTTTCAAGAAGAACATATAAAGATTTAATTACTACAGGTGTTAGGTCACTTGATGTATTAGCTGAATTAGCTAGAGAATCTGAACATCCTAGAGCATTTGAAGTTTTATCTAAATCAATAAAAGATATAGGTGACACAACTGAAAAGCTAATGAAGCTTCAAAAAGATAAAAGTGATTTAGGTAAAGAAAAGAGAGAACAAGAAAAAAAACAAATAACAAATAATAATGTTTTTGTTGGTAGTACTTCGGATTTACAAAGAATGCTACATGATAAAGATGATTATATAGATGCAAAGAATTAAGAATAATGAGTTTGGTTACTTAGGAAATCCAAATGTTAAAAGAGATGGAGTTGAGACAGGATTTTCTAAGAAGGAAGTTATTGAGTACAAGAAGTGCCTCAATGACCCTGTATACTTTGCTGAAAAATATATAAAAATTATATCTCTTGATGATGGATTAATTCCATTTGAGCCTTATCCTTATCAAGAAAAAATGTTTGAACATTTTCGTGATAATAGGTTTAATATAGTATTAGCTTGCAGACAAAGTGGTAAATCAATATCATCAGTTGTTTATTTACTATGGTATGCATGCTTTCACCCAGAGATGACTATTGCAATACTTGCAAATAAGGGAGCTGTAGCAAGAGAAATGTTAGCTCGTGTAACATTAGCTTTAGAAAATTTACCTTTCTTTTTACAGCCTGGTTGTAGAACTTTAAATAAAGGTAATATAGAATTTAGCAATAACTCTAGGATTATAGCAGCAGCTACTTCTAGTAACTCAATTCGTGGATTATCTATTAATTTATTATTTCTCGATGAGTTTGCTTTTGTAGAGAATGATGCAACATTTTATACATCAACTTATCCTGTAGTAACTGCTGGTAAAGATACAAAAATTATTATATGTTCCACAGCAAATGGTTTAGGTAATATATATCATAAGCTATGGGAAGGTGCTACTCAAGGTACCAATGAGTTTGTCCCTTTTAGAGTTGATTGGTGGGATGTACCTGGTAGAGATGATAAGTGGAAGGAAGAAACAATTGCTAATACTTCTGAGCTACAGTTTGACCAAGAGTTTGGTAATACCTTTCATGGTAGAGGTAATACATTAATAAGTGCAGACTTTTTGATAAAGCAAAAGGCTGTAGAACCGGAACTTGTAAAAGAAAATTTGTTTGTTTACAAGCCACCGAAAGAAGGACATCAGTATGTTGTATGTGTTGATGTAGCACAAGGAAGGGGCCAAGATTATAGTACTTTTAATATTATAGATGTTAGCTCAACTCCTTTTGAACAGGTATGTGTATTTAGAGATAATGATATATCTCCTTTACTCCTACCTGATATAATCTATAAGTATGCGAATATGTATAACAAAGCATATGTTATAGTTGAGAGTAATGATCACGGCGCTGTCGTATGTAATGGTTTATATTATGAACTTGAGTATGAGAATATGTTTGTTGAATCGACCGTTAAGGCTAACGCAATAGGTGTTAAGATGACTAAACGTGTCAAGAGGATAGGATGTTCCGGCATAAAAGATTTGGTAGAACAATCTAAACTTAGAATATATGATGCAGAAACAATTATTGAAATGAGTACCTTTGTAGCTAGAGGTACTTCATATATGGCAGTGCCACCTAATCATGATGACTTAATGATGAACTTAGTATTATTTGCATGGTTTACCACAACTGATATTTTTGAAGGTATGACTAAAATAAATATTAAGACTCATTTATATAAAGAAAGATTAAAAGCTATACAAGATGATATGTTACCTTTTGGATTTATAGAAGATGGTAGTAAAGCTCCAGAAGTAGATGAAGATGGTAATATATGGTTTGAGCAAGAATGGAAACAAAATGCAAAAATTTAATGAGTTTGGTACTATAGAAGAAACTGAACTTACAGAAGATGTAACTCCAGCTAAAGATTTACATGTAGTAATCATGGGCCTTGGTAATGAGGAGGGTACCTTTGCGGAATTAATGCAGAAAGTTTGTAAAAAAAGAGGAGTTAAAAGTACTCTTATTGATATTGAAGAAGCTTACATGGTTTCTAGTGATGTAGATATTGGTTCAGCTAGGATTCGAAATATTGATGGTGAGGATAATGAGATTAATTTAAAAGTTAAAAATACAATAGTATTTATTAGAGCTGGAGCTCTAAAGTCATTAACATCTCAAGCCTTAATATCAACCTTACAAAATATAGGATTCTTCCTAGTAAACGATTTGGAAACAATGTTACTATGTGATAACAAAATGTCATCTACATTAGCACTAGAGCGAAATAATATACCAGTTCCAAGAACAGCAATTATTAATAATGTTAAATCTATAAAAGAAGCTCACAAAAAGATAGGTGGAAAGTTTCCTGTAGTTATTAAAACATTAAGAGGTACACAAGGTATTGGTGTATCAAAAGTAAATGATATGAGTTCATTGGTATCAGTAAGTCAATCATTATGGAAATTTAAAGCTGACTTATTGATACAAGAATATTTTGAGTTAAAATCAGATATTAGAACTTTGGTAGTAAACAATAGAATAGTTGGTTCAGCTGAAAGAAAAAAGCAAGACAACAAAGAATTTAGAAATAATGTTCATCTAGGTGCAGATACACTTCCATACGAAATGTCTGATGAAGAAAAAAAATTAGTAGTAAAAGCAGCTAGGTGTACTGGAGCATCATATGTAGGAGTTGACCACTGTAAAGTTGGAAATAATTACTATATACTAGAAGTAAATGGTAGCCCAGGTATCAGGTCGCATTTCTTAGGATATAACTTAGACACAGGAAATAAAACTAAAAAGATTAATGATTATGAAGTACTAGATAAAATATTACTATGGTTCAGTGATGACCATAACCGAAGACCACTAATGAGACACGAGGTAGGTTATATAGAAAGTATACAATTAGATGGTATGGAAGATAATCTTATCAGAGCAAAATTTGATACTGGTAACTCTGCATCAGCAACTATGCTTCACGTAGATGAACTAGAGGTTGATGGTGATATAGCAAAATGGAAAAAGAATGGTGTATCATTTGAGAGTGAAATAGTAGATATATCAGAACCAAGAAGAGGTTTACAAGCTTTTGATAGAAGGCCAGTTATAGAGCATGGCATAATATTTAACAACAAAAAATACATAATGGAAATAGGATTAACTGAAAAGGATACAGCATCCGAAATGTTAGTTAACCGAAAAGATATGACCAAATTTAGAGTCAGTATTCACCCTAATCGTTTATTTATGGTAAGTGATTATGCCGGTAAAGATGACAGCACAACAAACGACTGAGTTAAAATAGACAATTTTATAAATAATAGTACGTGAATATAACCTTATTATGATAACTTATAAACTAACTCAATAAAACAGAGGACAAAGCGATGGCATTTCAAGTATCACCGGGTGTCGAAATCAAAGAAATCGACGCCACGAATGTAGTCCCAGCAGTTTCTACCACTATTGGTGGATTTGCAGGCGCATTCAATTGGGGTCCCGCTGACCAAGTAAAATTAATTAGTTCTGAAAATGGACTAGTTGAGGAATTTGGTAAGCCAGACAACAATACTTTTAAACACTTTTTCGTAGCTGCGTCATTCTTAAAATATGGAAACGCACTCAAAGTGGTTCGTACAGTTGGGTCAGATGCTAAAAATGCAGTAGCAGATGGCACTTCAACAACATTAATACAGAATGAAGAAGTTTACGATAATAATTATGCTAATGGAAGTCTAAATGAAGGACATTGGGTTGCTAGATATCCAGGTGTACTGGGTAATAGCATAAAGGTTGGTCTAATAACCGCTGGTGTTTCAAACTTCAGCACTATCGAATACCTAACAGGACATAAATATTCTGATATATTCGATGCTGTACCAGGAACATCAGAATACGGAGAAGGCCTTGGGTTAAACTCATTGAATGATGAGTTGCATGTGGTAGTTCTAGACGAGGACGGTGGAATATCCGGTACTCCAGGAACTGTCTTAGAATCATATGCATTTTTATCCCAAGCTTCTGATGCTAAAAAATCAGATGGAACTACTAACTTCTATAAAGAGGTTATTAATTCTAACTCCGAATGGATATTCTGGGCTGACCATTCTACATCATTATCAGAAGCTGGTTCAGCTGCTAATGCAGTTGGAGGAAGCTTTACAATATCAACTTCTGCAATCGAGGATTCACTCGGTGGTGGAGTAGATGATAATGATGGTGCTTCCGGTGGAGGAGGTTCAGCTGCTAAAATAGTTTCAGGATTAGATTTATTATCTGATTCAGAGACAGTAGATGTAAGTTTACTATTTGCAGCACCAGATGCAAACGGAGCTAATACTATAGCCGCAAAACTTATTGCGGTTGCAGGAGCTCGTAAAGATTGCATGGCATTTATCTCACCTCCAATCGAAGACACAGTTGGGGAATCCGACCCAGTCACTCAGTTAGTAGCCTATAGTGGAGCATTACAATCTTCATCTTATGCAGCAATGGATTCAGGAGCACTTTATATCTATGACAAATACAATGATGTATTTAGATATATTGGTGGTGCTGGACACCAGGCAGGACTATGTGCAAATGCAGCTCAAGTAGCTGATGCATGGTTCTCACCTGCAGGATTTAATAGAGGTAATCTCGTACAGGTAACAAAATTAGCATTTAATCCTAACAAAGCACAGAGGGATGAATTATATAAAGCAAATATTAACCCTATAGTATCACTACCTGGACAAGGTACAGTATTATTTGGTGATAAAACTTTATTAAAAAGACCTTCAGCATTTGATAGAATTAATGTTCGTAGACTATTCATTGTATTAGAGAAGGCTATAGCAACAGCTGCTAAGAGCCAACTATTCGAATTTAACGACGAATTTACAAGAGCACAGTTCAGAAACTTAGTTGAACCGTTCTTAAGAGACGTCAAGGGTAGACGTGGTCTAACAGACTTTTTAGTAGTTTGTGACACCACTAATAATACAGGTCAAGTAATTGACAGTAATAGATTTGTGGCTGATATATTTATCAAGCCTTCAAGGTCTATTAATTTCATTACGTTAAACTTTATTGCTACAAGAACAGGGGTTGAATTCTCTGAAGTAGCAGGTTCAAGCGGTTAAGGAGGAATAACACATGGCAATTTTAGGAGTAGATGATTTTAAATCTAAACTAGTAGGCGGTGGCGCTCGTTCCAACTTATTTAAAGTAACATTGAACTATCCAGGTTATGCACAGGGCGATGTAGAACTTTCTTCATTCATGTGTAAAACCGCACAAATGCCTTCATCAGTGATAGCACCTATCCCAGTATTATTCAGGGGTAGACAGTTACAAATAGCAGGGGACAGAACATTTGACCCTTGGACTATAACTGTAATCAATGATGTTGGATTTGAAGTTAGAAACGCAATGGAACGTTGGATGAACGGCATCAACAGTCATAACGAAAATACCGGACTTTCAAATCCAGTTGACTACCAAGCAGATGCAATTGTTGAACAATTGAATAAAGCTGGGGAAGTTACTAAGGAATATAACTTTAGAGGAATATTCCCAACTAACATGTCAGAGATTGAAGTCAGTTATGATTCAGAGAATACTATTGAAGAATTTACTGTTGAGTTCCAGGTACAATACTGGGAATCTAACACAACTTCATAAGGTATAAATATATTAGAGGGGAGGGCAACCTCCCCGATAATATGAGGTAATTAATATATGGCAGAATTTTTTGGATTTGAAATCAATAGGAAGGGAAGCAAAGAGCCTTTAAGACCTTCTTTTGTAACTCAAACTGACAATGATGATGGCGCTGGTGTAATACAAGCTGGCGGACATTTTGGCGCATACATCGATATGGATGGCGATAGAGCCAAGAACGATGTAGACTTAATAATGAAATATAGAGATATAGCATCTCAACCAGAATGTGATGCTGCAATTGAAGATATTATAAATGAAGCAATTGTAGCCGACCATGAGGATGCACCTGTTAACATTATACTAGATGAACTTAAAGTATCAGATAAGATTAAAGAATCAGTAAGATTAGAATTTAATCATATCTTATCTTTATTAAATTTTAATCAGTACGCACATGAAATATTTAGAAAATGGTATATTGATGGTAGATTACCATATCATATAATTATAGATAATGGTAATCCAAAGGGTGGTATAAAGGAATTAAGATATATAGACCCTACTAAACTTAGAAAAGTTAAGGAAGTAAATGAAGAGACTGACCCTAAGACTGGAGCTAAAGTAGTTAAAAAAGTTGACGAATACTTTATCTACCAGGATAAGGAAATGGCATCTTCACAACAAGGTGTTAAGATATACCCAGATGCTATAGCATTCTGTACATCTGGTATAACTGACCCAAGTAGAAAAAGAATTCTTTCTTATTTACAAAAAGCTTTAAAGCCAGTAAATCAGTTAAGAATGATGGAAGACTCTTTGGTAATTTATAGAATATCAAGAGCTCCAGAAAGAAGAATTTTTTACATTGATGTAGGTAACTTACCTAAAGGTAAGGCTGAAGAATATCTACGTGGTATTATGAACCAGTATAGAAATAAGCTAGTTTATGATGCTAAGACCGGAGATATTAAAGATGATAGAAAACATATGTCAATGCTCGAGGACTTTTTCTTGCCGCGTAGGGAAGGTGGAAGAGGGACCGAGATTACTACTCTACCAGGTGGTGAAAACTTAGGTCAGATAGATGATATAATATATTTTCAAAAGAAACTATATAAATCATTAAATGTACCAGTAAATAGGTTAGAGCAAGAAGCTCAGTATAGTCTAGGTAGAACAACTGAAATTACTCGTGATGAGGTTAAATTTAAAAAGTTTGTAGATAGATGCAGAAAACGTTTCTCAGACTTATTTATGCAACTAATTAAAACTCAACTTTTACTTAAAGGAGTAATTACTAAAGAAGATTGGAATACCTGGAAAGAAAGTATTACATTTAGTTACATTGAGGATAACTACTTTTCTGAACTTAAAAAGCAAGATATGCTTAGAGAAAGGTTCAGTATGTTAAGTGATATGTCTGATTATGTAGGTAAATACGTTTCTCAAGCATGGATTACTAAAAATATCCTAAGATTTAGTGACGAAGAGATGAAAGAAATTGAGAAACAAATAGATTCAGAGAAAGCTGCCGGTTTATACGGTCAGGAAGACGATGGATTTTAAAAATTTATAAATATATAGTAAGTATAAAAAAGCTTAGGAGGCTAGTGAAATGGGAAATTCAGTAAGAGATATTATTGATAATATAAAAGATGGTAATAATGTGGAAGCCAATAAATCATTTG